TTTGACGTCGCAATACATTTTCAATTAGCACTGTCCCGTATTCTTCATGAATAAATAGTTTAGGTACATGTTTTGCATAAAAACCGTTACCGGCTTCTGTTCCGGAAATAACCGTACCAATAGGTATATCTTGATGATGAAATAATAAATCACGAACTAAAAAAGATTTACCTGTATCTCTTCGACCAATCATGACAATTACTGGACCCTTGTTTTCATTCGCATGAAAAGTAATCCATCTCATATCAAATTTTTTTAATTCTAACGTCATGTTAGTTTGCTATACAAATTTTATGATATTAAATTTATGTAAATTATACGGATTATACACGTTTATTTTTTACTAAAATTCTATTTATAAACGTTATATGTCTAAATTTAAGATTAACTACTATAAACCGAAAGACATTGATTTATCATTTTTATCCCAACAATACGATAAAAATAAAGATACAACTATGGAAGAATCATATAACCCATATAATATTGAAAAATTACAATTATATAATCCTTTGTATAAAATGTTTTTTGATATGACTGAAAAGAATTATTCAAAAATTTCATTAAATCATCAATACCACTTTCAAGATTTAGAAACAATTTATGATAAACATGAAAAAAAAACTATTGCAAAAAAATCTTTCATCAAATTTTCTCCATTATTAGATCCATATCGCTATATGATTGGTAAATATGACGTCAATGATCAACGCATTACAAATATGCCTGGTCTTAATAGTACCAATAAAGAAGTATATCATAAATTATTATCACACCATAACGCTTCTTACATTGATTCTTTTTTCTATTATTTAACAAGTGTTGTATTAAATCATCATAATATTGTTCATGGCATTGATTATTATGGATCTTATTTAGGTGTGCAAGCAAAATATCGCGTTTGTTTGACCGATGATGTAGAATTTTTACGAAGTTCCGATTATTTTAATGATAATATCGGAAAGTTGTTTTATATTGAAGATAGCGATAGCAATATTACATTTAATCCATTTTTGAACATAGAATCATCTCGTAAAAATAAAAAGAAATTACATGTTTCAGAAAGTGTAATCGAAATTGAATGCGACGAATTGACAGAAGAATACGAAGACACAAACGACAATTCTGATATTGAAACGATATATAGTAAATGTCGTTCGAATTCTAGTAGTTCCAGTTTCAGTTCCAGTTCTAGTTCATCTAATAGCGATTTAAATTACAGTTCAGACGAAGGGCAAGATTCAGGAGAAGAAGACTCGGAGGAAGAAGAGGAGTCTGAAGAAGAAACGGAAGAGGATTCGGAAGAAAGTTCTGATTGTTCTAGTGAAGAAGAGATTTATGGTTATATTCATAATTTTCCTGTACAAATGATTTGTATGGAAAAATGTCAGGGAACATTGGACCAATTGTTTGTCCAAGACGAAATTGATGAAAAAACGGGTGCTTCGATTTTGTTTCAAGTGGTCATGATTTTATTAATATACCAAAAAATGTTTCAATTTACACATAATGATTTACACACCAACAATATTATGTATATTGAAACGGAAGAAGAATTTTTATACTACACATTTGAAAATAAACATTACAAAGTTCCTACTTACGGAAAAATATACAAAATAATCGATTTTGGTCGAGCTATTTTCAAATTCAATGGTAAAATTTATTGCAGTGATAGTTTTGCCAAAGATGGCGATGCGGCAACGCAATATAATTGCGAACCATTTATGAATGAAGATCGTCCAAGACTTGAACCAAACAATAGTTTTGATTTATGTCGTTTGGGTTGTTCATTGTTTGACTTTGTAACACATATTGATGAAAAAGAAGAAGAACTAGACGAATTACAAAAAACAATAGTGAGATGGTGTTTAGACGACAATGGAAAAAATGTATTGTATAAGAAAAACGGCGAAGAACGTTATCCCAATTTCAAATTATACAAAATGATTGCACGTATTGTACATAACCATACTCCTGAAAATCAATTGACCTACCCATTTTTCACACAATTTTTAACCGAAAGTCCAAGTAATCATAATATAAATATTGATGTATTACCAAATTATAGCGAAAAACAAAATTGAATCCTTTTTTTTAAATAAATTATATGATAATAATTTACTTAAATCATGTTGAAAGCTTATAGTTCAAATACTTATACATTCTTGCATTTTGCAAAACACTTTGATCCAAGTGCATTGCAACGGCGAAAATCATCTGCACCTAGATTCATAAATTACTCCAAACCTACTTCGAAACACAATGATTATTTTCAAAATATCTCTCAACCACCGGTAAAAAAAGAAAAAAGAGATCCATTGAGTGTTACGATTCGTAGCAATGAATCATTTTCGAATTTGTTTCAACTAAACACTTAAAAACTTGGACTATCTGTAAATACTTGTGTAGAAGCATGGTTTAATACTTTTGTTTCAGTGACTACATTAAAAAAATCTCTAATGGTTGTTTGAAAATGAAAATAAAAATAAGATCCGGCAATAGAACACATTAATACTAACAAACAGTCTCGGACAATGTCTTTCAAGGGTTTAACTTCATCCATAAAATATTTTGTTTCAATGAATTTTGATAAGCAAAAGGAAAGTGTGATAATGGTGGCAACAACAAATACTTCTTCCATATTCCTAAATATATGTTTATCATGATTTTTTGATTTTTTTTACAACGAATTGTTATTTACAAAAATTATATAAAACAAAATGCATTATTTTATATAATATGTGGAATACTATTTTGCTTTGTGCTTTTATATTTCAATGCTTGAGTAATAATATATTTATAAAAAATTTCCAATTACCATTTCAACAATGGAAAAAACAAGTTTGTCACAAAATACATTGCTCCAAAAATTGGACATTCATTCCATACGAATTGCAACCTTATGAAATTGATTTTTTAGTTGTGGTTTAAGGTAATTCTTCGGCTTCTAGGAATATATCAGCACTTTCTATTTTTGTTTCTTTTGGTTCATCCAAAACATCAAACCCAGTTAAATCCATAGTGTCTGTATGGATTTTAATACGTTCATCTTCATCATCGGAATCTTCCTCTTCAGCCATTTTACGTTCCATAGAACGGGCAACACTAATATCTTCCAAACGCTCTAATGTTTTTGGTGCTTCAATTGTTTCTTCCTTGTTATCGGTAGAAATAGCACTATCTAAGTCATTAAATGTAAGTTTGGTGACTACCTTTTCATCATCAATGTTTTTGATGGATGGGGTAACCGGTACAACTTCAGCTTCCTCTTCTTTGTCTAATTTACTTTCTTCTTCTGATTTCTCCTCTTCTTTGGTTACTTGAGGTTCTTGGACATTTTCGATAAAAACTTCTTCTTCTTGTTCTACACTTTCATCCATGTAAGCGCGAATAATAGCTTCTGTTGGAATACTCTCACGTATAGTTGTTAAAATTGCTTCTTGGATAATTAACTCCAATTCACGTGCATTTTTCTGTGTTTGTAAAGGAGAAACGTTTTTCTCAAACAAATATACGTTTGAATAAACCTTACGTGCGGTATGAATATACACTTTATGAATAAAGGGATCGAGTTTTGGTATGGAAATATCAATTTTCTTTTGTTTATTTCCTACACGAATACATGTCAATACTTTTAACTGTATAATATGCACACAAGTAATCAAATCTTCTAAATAATTACATCCAGATCGTTCAATAATACGCTTTCGTTCGTCTTCCACAATGATAGAATTCCATTTGGGTATTCTAGAAAGTAAATTTTGAAATGTCATCAAATATTTGTTCATTTCGTCTGTGTCAACACACATTTTCCAGGCTTCTTCAAAAATAGAACGTAATCCTTCTTCGACTAGTGGTGTAAATACACTTACTAATCGACTACACCATTCGTTACGTGCTTCATGCAAATTGGAAATCACAAAATCATCCATATTTACATATTGTTCATATGTAAATATCATTATTAAAACGAACTAAATAGTTTGTTTTATCAAAGTAAAAAGTGTAAATAACAAAAGTTTTTCATTTCTAAATTCCGATTTTATTTTATGAAAATACATAATGACTTCATTTTTATTAATTTCTGATAACAAAGTTGTTTGTTTTAACCACTCAATAAAATCAAGCGTCGAATATCCATTTTCATAAATGGAAATACATAAATTTATATATTCTTCATTTGTTTTGTCTAAACTCTCTCCTATTTTCTCATTAAACCATTCTATGTTTGATGTTTTTTTTCCATAAATATTATCTAAATGGTACTGATGTAAATTCAAAATTTGTCCATTATGATTTATGCTATCAGGAACATAGATTTCACAAAAACGTGATAAAATCGGATTTAACATTTTGTGTTTGTTTTCTACAATAATGAAAAAACGTGTATTGTAACTAAATGATTCAATACAACGTCTCATTGCCGATTGTGCGTCAATCGTCAAACTATCTGCATTAAATAATACAATGGTTTTAAATAAAATCCCTTTGTTACCCTGTATGTTTGTTTTTGCGAAAAATTTTAAATCGTCACGAATAAATTTGATTCCTTTTCCATGAGCACAATTTACATACATGACATTCGATTTCAATTTTGATTTATCACCATTGTATATTTTATTGACAAAGTTATATACTAAGGTTTTTTTTCCTGTACCTGATGATCCGTGAAATAACAAATGCGGAATTCTTTGGTTTATTAAAAATCCGTCTAACTTTTCTTTAATATTATCATGAATAGGCAAAGTATGAGAATATTCGTTAATCATTTTTATAAAAAATAAAAAGAATACATTTATATTTTTTTCTTATCAAATTAGTTATTACTTATTTCATTCAACATAGTAGTAAAAGTATCATGATTTAAACCGAATATTTTTTCCATATCATTTGATTTGGCAGAAAAATAGAGTTTTTCAAGAGCCTCTTTATTTTTTTCCGATAATTTACTTAATTGAATTTTATTTGTGTTTGGTTTTTCTGTATTTTTTATAATTGTTTGTAATGGTTCTTTATTTGACACGTTTTGTATTGCGTCTTCCAATTCTTGTTTTTCTTCTCTACTTGTAAGTGACTTTTTGGTTTTTTCAAGAAGTTTCGTAAGCTGTTCTTTTTTGGTTTTTTCTTCGTTGTTAGAATTTATGATTTTCAATGCATCCTTTTTCAGTTCTTTTAATTTGGGTGATTTTGGTTCATTCATTCCTTCGATAAAATTGTTTGGAAATATATAAGAAAATAAAAGTGGTAAAATAACAACATTCAATAGTAATAATATTACTTTTACTTTGTCATTTTTTATATTACATAAAATAACAATTAATAATACAATATATAATATTGCTCCTAACAAAATAAGATTTTCCATTATATATTGCTATCATATTTTT